CTTCGCGCTCTGATGATGATTCTCGCGCCAAAATCCCAGCGCGTGTTCGAGCGGAATGTTTGGTGGATCGAGATTGTCCTCTGCGATCTGGGACGCGATGACGTGATCGGCCTGTTTCATCTGCTCTGGCGTCAAGCTGCAGATAGCCCTTGCCGTGCGCACGTAATTTACAAAGCCGAGACTGCTATCATACTGGCCTGGGGATTTAGCAGCCGCCGGCGTCGCGAATGCGAGCGCGGCCGCAGTCAGCAGTAGTAGCTTCTTCATTGTCAGTTTCCTCGTTGTTGAACAGTTCGCCGAGCTGCTGCTCGGCATTGCGTCGGCGCGCGTTGGCGAAAGCAGCCCGCTCGAGGCGCGCCAGCTCGAGCAGGATGTCGTCGTCGGCCATCATTCGTCCTCGATGGGCTCGGGACCGATCGGGTTTCTTTCGTTGTATCTGATGACGTACAGGACCGGCAGCATCAGACCGATCAAAAAAACCTCGGCCTCGTTGCCGCAGCGCAAGACGCTCCACCATGCCGTCATCGCCAGGAAGAAGGGATATTTTTCTAAGCGCGCTACGCATCCGCAATAGCAAGCAGCAAACAGATTAGCGGTCAGGATGATGATCGCAGTCACGGCGCAATCGGTCCTTGCCATGGGCGGGTCATTTCAGTGCTTCCTTTGCGTTGGTGAATGACAGAACGAAATGCTCGGTCTGTGCGGTGGTGACGCACAGCCGCTTGTCGACTACGGGCGCCTCGCCCTCCAGCCGCAGCGTGCCGTCGGGCTGGACGCCGCCGCTCACCACGAAGGCAAACCGCTGCATCCCCCAATCGGCACACGGAAACACCGGGCGGAAGGCGGCGCCGTCGAGGCGGTCGCCGGTCCAATGCCCGGTGAAGATGATTGAGTTATCGACGGGGAATCGAAACTGGATCAGGCGGTCAGGATAAACGTCCAAATAAACGACTTGGCCGTTGTTCATGAACTTGACCGCGTTGGTGACCGGCACGGCTTGCGCATGGGCGCCGGTGACCCACAATGCGACTGCCGCTATGAGCAATGCCATCATGGTCTGTCCTTTCGTGCGGTGCCGGCCGCGTTGCCGTCTGGCGTGGCCGCAGTGGCAGGTCTTGCTCATCACGGTTCCTCTCTTTGTCTCACCGGGGAATATAGGAAAAAATAGCCTGTAGGGCAATAGTGCCTACGGGCGAGGCAAAAATCGCCTTAGGGCACAATAGCCTAGGAGAATTAAGGAATGGCTCGACGTGGTCAATTGAGTGCCGCCGAGCGCGGTACGCTGCCGATCCGCACGGTGGCGCCGGACGCGCCGCCGGCGCCTGAACTGCTGACGCCGAAGCAGGCCGTGCAGTGGGTGGCGATCGTCAATCAGATGCCGGGCGGCTTCTTCACGCCGGAGATGTACCCGGTGCTGATCGAGCTGTGCCGGCATATCGTCATCAGCGACGAGATCGCCGAAGCCTTGCGCGGCTTCGATTGGACCTGGCTCGACACACCGAAGCAATCTGAAACGTTCGAGCGTCTGGCGCAGCTGCATCTGCAGCAGTCGCGGGCGATCATGCGGCTATCGCAAACGCTGCGACTGACGCCGAGCACTCGATACGAGCCGGCGACGGTCGAGAGCGCCCTGCGGCGCAAGAACGCGCAGCCGACAGCAAAGCCGTGGCTAGAACAGGAAGCCAAGCCGCGCAAGCCATGGGAAGAGGGCGATGGCAAGCCGAACTAACATCCTGCCGTGGCGCGGGGCCCGCAACATCAAATGGTGCGAGGATTATCTGCGACTGCCGGAAGGCAAGAATGTTGGCCAAAAATTAAAAATGGCCGGGTTTATGAAGGACGATTTCCGCGCCATCTACGACAATAAGCACGGCACCCGGCGCGCCATCATCTCGCGCGGCCGCAAGAACGCCAAGACCGCAGAAAGCGCCTTCATGGTGCTGCTGCATCTTTGCGGGCCCGAGAGCGTCGTCAACTCGCAGCTCTATTCCTGCGCGCAATCCCGCGACCAGGCCGCAGTGCTGTTCTCGCTCGCCGCCAAGATGGTGCGCATGTCGCAGGATCTGCGCAGCGTCGTCGTCATCCGCGACACCGCCAAGGAGCTGCTCTGTCCCGATCGCGGCACGGTCTACAAGGCGCTGTCGGCCGAGGCCTCGACCGCGTTCGGCCGCAGTCCGGTGCTGACCATCTTCGACGAGCTGGGCCAGGTGCGTGGTCCGCGCTCGGAATTGTTTGAAGCGATGGAGACGGCGACCGCGGCGCAAGAAGCCCCGCTGACGATCGTGATCTCGACGCAGGCCTCGACCGACGCTGACCTCTTGAGCATTCTGATCGATGATGCCGCGACCGGCGCCGATCCGCACACCGTGCTGCGCTTGAACACCGCACCGAAGGACGAGGATCCATTCAAGGAGCTGACAATCCGGAAGGCCAACCCGGCGCTCAACGTCTTCATGAATAAGCGCGAAGTCTTGGCGATGGCGGAAGCTGCCCGTCGTATGAAGCCGCGCGAACCGCAATTTAGAAATCTGGTGCTGAACCAGCGGGTCGAGGCGGCCAATCCATTTGTGACGCCGGCGCTGTGGAAAGAAAACGGTGACGAACCGATGGATCTCACCGGCCGCGAAGTCTACGCTGGCCTCGATCTCTCCGAGGCCGCCGACCTCACGGCGTTGGTGCTGTGCGGTGTCGATCCGGTCACTGGGATCTGGAGCGTGCGCTCAACTTTTTGGCTGCCGAGCGAAGGCCTCAGCGACAAGGCACGCGAGGATCGCGTGCCTTACGACACCTGGGCCGAACAGGGCCACTTGCAGACCACGCCAGGTGCCGCGATCGCCTATGAGTATGTCGCGCATTATTTGTTTGAGGAAATCTTCAGCAAATACCGCATCATCAAGATCGCCTTCGATCGTTGGAATTTCAAACATCTGAAGCCTTGGCTGCTCAAGGCGGGTTTTTCGGAGAACGCGATTGCCGAGCACTTCGTCGAATTCGGACAAGGCACGCAGTCCATGTCGCCTGCGCTGCGCGAGCTGCAAAGCCTGCTGCTCGATCACAAGCTGCGGCATGGTAATCATCCAGTGTTGAACATGTGCGCCGCGAACGCAGTGACCGAAGGTTTCGACTCAAGCAATCGCAAGCTCTCCAAAAAACGCTCGACCGGCCGCATTGACGGCATGGTCGCGTTGGCCATGGCCGTCGGCGTGGCACCGTTGAACAAACCGAAATTCGATGTGGAGGCGTTGATTGCATAATCTCAAACCACAATGTGGTTTCAGATTCGCAAAAAGTGCGGGATCGGCAAACGTTTTGAGGGCATCATGGCTGCACTGGCCGATCCCGCGTGCGATCTTCAGTCAATCGATCGCGAGCCGATTATAACGCATCAAGGATTTGCATGAAGGCTTATTTGCTCGCGCTGGTGCTGGCGCATTCGTTCTATGATCCCGACTGCTGCCAGGATCAGCATTGTCACCCGGTGCCGTGCGAGCAGATCGAGGCAATGACATGGGGTTGGGTCTGGCATCCACAAGGTCAGGCCGCGGTGACTTTCAATCGCGGCACGCTGAAGCCGAGTCCGGATGGGAATTGCCATGTCTGTGTCGCCAACCTGACTGACCAACAACCGCTAAACGGCATTTGTATCTACTTGCCTCCGAGAGTCTGATGAATGCTAACTCCGTGGCAGTCCGCGCAAGGCGACACGCCGTCGGTCACGTTGCCCTGTGCCACGACCGTCCCGCTGTCGCCGGCGGACGACTCGGTCAATACTAATGATGTCGTCATTACCGGCACCGGCACGATCTCGTCATTTGGTCCTTCTGGCCAAGCGACGATGGGCTTCGAAATGCAGCCCGTGCTCGATGCCAACGGCAATCCGGTCCTTGATGATGACGGCACAACTTTCATGGTGCCGATCCTCGACGTCAACGGCAATTGGATTCCAATTCTTCAGGACTGGCCGGTCACCAAGGTAGTCACGTTCGAGCCGAGCGGCGGCAACATCACGCTGACGGGTGGCGCGCAGCTGATACTGCTCGGCGGCGGCTCGCGTGTAATCTCGAACAAGAGCGTCGGGAGCTATAGCTGCGACACCAACGACGTTTGGACTGAGCAGTCTTTCCAGGACACGACGCAAGCGCCGGGCTCTGGCGGCGGAGGTGGTGGCGGAGGTGGCACTCCCGGCAATATCGTTCTCGAAGTCAAGCTGGCAAACAACAAGGGACCAAACACGACCGGATGGCATGTCTGCAAATACGACACCATCACGACTGACACGCAGAGCGCCTACAGTACGTCGACCGGCCTGTTCAAACCAACGCAGGCCGGGCTTTACGCCATCAGCGCGGCGATCTGCACGCAGCAGCCAGTAGATGATTTTACTGGCATCGCCATCGTCAAGAATGGGTCGCTCGCCAGTGCGGAGTCGCAAGTCAATTCCTGGTCGACATCGGTCCTGACAATATCTTGGGGAATCACGGCATCGGCGCTGATCTACTGCAACGGCAGCACTGACACGATCAGCGTTCAAGGCTACATGCCGGCCAGCGGCGACGGTTATTTTTACAGTTCAGCAGGCGCTAGCGCCGCCATCAACATGGTGGCGACGCTTCTGGAAGTCGGGCCGCAAGGACCGCAAGGTGCTGCTGGTCCAGCCGGAGCCACCGGACCGGCAGGAGCGACGGGCGCCGCCGGACCCGCGGGCCCGACCGGGGCAACCGGCACGCAGGGCCCGCAGGGCAATCCTGGCGCCACGGGGCCGGCAGGACCGACCGGCGCGACGGGGTCGACGGGAGCAACAGGGCCAGCCGGGCCAACTGGGCCAACCGGCGCCACTGGCACCACAGGCCCGCAAGGCAGCGGCTATGCCGCGACCTCGACCACATCGCTGACGGTCGCGACCGGCGCGCAGGTTTTCACTACCCAAGCGGGCCTGGCCTATTCGATCGGCGCCCGAGCTCGGGCAGCCTCCGCCGGTACACCGACCGCATGGATGGAGGGTCAGGTCACCGCCTATAGCGGCACATCGCTGACGATCAATGTCGATCTGATAAACGGCTCGGGCGCGCACGCCGATTGGAATCTGAATGTCGCGGGCTCGCAAGGCGCGACCGGCGCGGCCGGAGCTGCAGGCGCCACCGGCGCGCAGGGACCGCAAGGTAATCCAGGCGCTACCGGTGCGACCGGTGCGACCGGTGCGACCGGTCCCACGGGACCGGCAGGTCAGGGCGTGCCGACCGGCGGCACAACCGGGCAAGTGCTGGCGAAAAATACGGCGACGAATTACGACACCGGGTGGACTACGCCAGCGAGTGGCGGCATTGCAGATGCGCCGAATGACGCCAACACATACGGTCGTCACGCGCTCGCTTGGTCAGCACTCGATACGATTTTCGCCAAGCTGGCGTCGCCGACGTTCACCGGCACGCCCTCAGCTCCGACACCGGCCACAGCCGACAACAGCACGGCGATCGCGACCACGGCATTCGTCAAGGCGCAGCCCGCGGGTGGCGGGGCCAACGTCGCCGTGCAGGTCTTTCTCGCCAGTGGCACCTACACGCCGAACCCGAGCATGAGGTTTGCGCAGATCGAATGCGTCGGTGGTGGTGGCGGCGGTGGCAGCACCAGCGCCGCTGCGGCCGGCAACCAGGAAGCCGGTGGTGGCGGCGGCTCGGGCGGTTATTCACGCAAGCTGGTCACGGCGGCCGCGGTGGGCGCGTCACAGGCCGTGACTATCGGCGCGGCTGGCGCGGGCGCGGCTACCGGAGCCGCAACGGCCGGCGCAGGCGGCGCGACCTCGGTCGGCAGCTTGTGCGTCGCCAATGGCGGCTCAGGTGGCGGGCGCATGACCGGGGCCGGCGTGGGCGGTGCGGCCGGGGCCG